AGTAACCCGCACGACTTCCGCCCGCTCGGTATCTGCTGTGCGGCCACTCAATTGTTCGAGATTGGGCCGACGGGCATGGTACAAACCCATGCCATTAAGACATGGAAAGGCCCGCTCATGCCTAGCGGAATGTACGCCTCGCGGATGAATGTCTCCGATGTGATGGAGATGGCCGACTACCTGACCAGCGTGGCCGACGACGGCTACTTCCCAATCGGCTGGAATTCGCTGGGCTTCGACTTCGACATCTTGGCCGAGGAGTGCTTTAGCGCCAAACACGCCAGCCGCATGGCACACTTGGCCCTCGTTCATTTCGACCCGGCGTTCCAGATGCTCTGCGTCAAGGGCTACATGGCCGGGATGCAGGCGGTAGCGAAAGGCTTCGGACTCCCCGGCAAACTGGATGGTATGCACGGCGATCTCGCGCCGATCCTGTGGGCCAAGACACCGGAAGACCAGCAGACCGTACTGTCCTACGTGTCCCAAGACGTGCAGACCACGACCGACATCGCCGTCAAGATTTCGCAGACCAAGCGCGTCAAGTGGATTACGAAGGCGGGCAAGCCTAGCGAGTTTACGCTGAAAGAACTCCTGCCCGTCGACGAGTGCCTGAGTATTCAAGCGCCAGACACGTCGTGGATGAGCGAACCGCGCACCCGGGAATCGTGCATGGCGTGGATGAAGAAGTACGGGGTGGACTATGAAGTCGCCAAATGAGACGTGGTACATCTTCGCCTCACGCAACATTTTGGAATATTGTGTGCCGGAAGAAGGCGGGCCATCGTACGGTATGCGCTTAATCAAGTGTCGCCGTAAGGATCGTAAGACGTGCGACCCGCCTGCCCATGTCCAGCGCTTTCTCGATCTGAAACAGCACGGCTTCGGCTGGAATCTGAGCGGCGTGACTGCCGAGCGACTGGAAGACCAGCCAGTGGGGGAGGGCCACGTCATCGTGCGATTACGCAAGCGCGGCTTGTTCTACCGACTGAAAGTCTCAATCCCCAAGACAGGAGATGAAACGTGGATCAAGAACTAGCCATCCAGAAGGTTAAGGAGTACGAGGTCGCCCGCACCGAGGCGCAGAAATGGAACGACCTATACCTTGAGCGCCGCAAGGCAATCTTGGCCTACGTGTCGGATGATCTCGAAGCACTGGACGCCGAGATGAAGCCCTATCTCGACCAGACCAACACGACCTTGAATGTTTCGGAAGCCGCCGCCAAGACTGCCGTGCTCGAACTGGGCCAAACCGTAAAGGGCGACAGCGCGATGTTCGTGTGGGCGAAGGGCAAGACGACGTGGGACGGCGGCAAGTTGGATGGCATGGCCGAGATTATCCCGGCTCTCAAGAGTGCCAAGAAGGTCGGGCAACCGAGCGTATCAATCAGGGAGGTTGGATAATGCCAAAAGTATTTGTTGTCAAGACCAAGTACGGCGATGTCATTCTTGACGCGTCCGACTTGGGAAAGTACAACGAGTGCTTCATGTGGATGTTCAAATACAATGACGCACTTGGATACTATTCAGAAGATTTGAATAAAGATCAGTTGGAGTGGCTGTCCAGAGCCAGAAGTGGAGACGTTAAGTCTGCGCAATGGTTAGTCACATCAAGGTCTGGACTTGAGTATGAAACATTCCAAGTCGACACACTGGTTGATCCCTATGACCACTGATGAACAACTATTGGATGACACCGCCGAAGAAGATGCTGTCGTTCCCGCCGCCCTCGCCAACCACTACGACCGGAACGACGAGATCATTCGCACCGCAGGGCCAGCCGCCGCCCGTGCCACGCTGGAAATGTGGACGGCTGTGCTTGAAATCCATAGTCGCCAGTCGTGGCGGGCGCGTTTCCCAAGCCACAACCAATGGATCAAATACCTAGTCAGCCTGAACATCTACGGCATGGGCCGCAGTTCGATCTGGGATCGCATCAATATCCACACCGGACTGGTCACGGCGGGCGTCGAGCGCACCACTGCCGCCATCGCCACGTCGCTCATTCCTACGGTGGTGGATCGCATCAAGGAACAGCCCGCTATGCGGCAGGCGGCAGGCGATTCCAGTCCGACCGACTTCGTGCAGGAATTGATCGCCGCGCCCAGCACGTCCGAGGCGTACCAGCGGGTACGGGATGCGGCGCAGGGTAGCACGTCACTGCGGAACTGGATACAGGATGTGGATATTCGGGGCGACAAGTTGTTGGCGAAAATCGTGCGCGAGGATAGTCGTGGATACTCGTCGTACGATGTGGTGGTGCATGTGAATCCGTGCTACGACGATCAGACGCCGGTCATTGATGTGCTGAAATGGCTGGCGGGATACATGAGAGGTAAGGCATGAGTGATAAGATTCGCGCCCTGCTTGACCGCCTACTAGACCCGACTGTGAAGTTCGACGAGATTGACTTGACCAGTGTTGCGCCGGAGGATATGGTCTATCTGTTGCAGGGCTTGCGAGGCTGGGCCTTCCAGTCTAACAGCATGGCCCACGAACTACGCGGCACACTTGACGCTGTAACTGAAACGACCAACTCGCAGTTGGTCGGTCAGGATGTGATTGTTTTCTTAGCGCCGTCGAGCAACCGAATCCACTAACCCCCGTAGACTCAATGCCCCGTCAATCATCCACCCTATCGCTACGCCGCCGCCAAACAGGACAGCCGACTGTAGACCGGCGTGGCGGTAGCGGTGGACTTCCTCGTCTTTCGCCCCCAGCCAGCGCATAACCCACGCCGTAATTTCCCACACGCAAATATACCCAAACGTGTAAGAACTAATCTCCCGCCAGCCCGCTGGAAACATGGTCGGGTGGTCGTCCTGAACCCGCTTGAACTGGTGCGCCAGCAGACCAGCCAGTGGGATGATTAACCGCCTCATGCCTGACCCATCTGGCGACCGCCCGGGCGGGCCACATTCGTCAGCCGGTTGATCTGCGATTGCAGGTCGATAATCACAGCGTTCTTGGTGTTCAGTTCCTTCTGCATGTCCGACAACTTCTGGGCCAGCGCGTACTTGGACTGTTCGAGTTCGTCAACCTTACTGGACAGTTCGGCGTTGGACTTCTTTAGGTCGCGGTTCTCGTCTTCCAGTTCGGTAATCTTACGTTCCAGCGTGGCGTGGGATGAGGCCAGTTCGGTCACGCGCGCAGATAGGGCTACCACCGCTTGGCTGGTCTTGTCAATCGCCTCGCCCTGATTCTTAGACCGCGCCCCTATATAAACCAGTAGCCCAGTAATTACTGTTCCAACTAGAACGAAAGTTGCTGATAGAATGTCAGCGTCCAAGATGCCGCCTTCTCGTCAACCACACAAAACTCCCCGCAAACATCGACACCCCGAGCATGATGACTCCGCCCCTGACCATCGACATGCGGCTTGTATTGCTGATAAGGTCGATTAAATCCAGCAGGTAACTCGCTCCCGTCCACGCAAACGAGATCGCCGTCATAAAGATGACGCGATTGTGGCCGCGCAGGGCCATGTAGATTGACCCCGCCGCGCCCAGTAAGCAGGACAGCATGACGATGAAGTCGGACATTACTTGCCGAAGCGCCGAGCCAGCGCCTTAGCCTGATCGCTGGTCGGGAAGAACACTGTCAACGCCACAGACACGATGAACGCCGCCGCGCCAATCCACGGCACGATGTCGGCAGGCACAATGCTGAACGTCACAATGCCGGTCAGCACCGACAGGATAAAGGTGAATACCCGGTACGGCGTAACTACGAATTTAGGATCAGACATAATGCTCCTTTCAACTACTGGTTGGTGCTAGTATATCAGGCGCGCAGGATTTCAACCAGTCCAGCGGATTCAGGTAGTCGCGCACCAGTCGGTCATAGTCCATCCCGGGCCAGTCGCCGGGAATATTGGTCAGGTCTTTCTTGCAAATATCGAAGTGCAAGTGGTCGTTCGGCTTGCCGTCGTTTCCGTAGTCGGCAATCGTGCCAATCTGCTCGCCGCGCTCGACGGCCATGCCAACCAGCCAGTGGGGGTCGGCAGTGATGTGGGCATAGCGCGCGCACGCTCCGTCGGCTTGCCGGATAATCGTCATTTGCTGTTGCCAGCCCGACACTGCGCCGGTAAAGATAATCAGCCCGTCCATTGCCGCATAGACGGGTCGGCCTGAATCCTCGTAGTTCGCTCGGTTCAGGTCAGCGCCCGTGTGGTAGTGGTTCAGAGCGCCGTACTTCTTGCCGAATGGTGACGCGTCAAACCAGCCCGCACCCCAATCGCCAAACGATTTGGGATCGACCGGCGAAGAACCGACTGGTTTGAGGGCAGGCGTTCGTATCTGGTCGATAATCTCGACGGACTTGCGAAGTGAGGAAATGGCACTGTTAAGCCAAGCGTACAAATCATTTAACTGACTGATTGAGTCGGACATTGTTCACCTAATCTGAATATTCATCGACCTGTTTAGAGTTCGAGTGTGTCTGATACGGACGGTCATCTTTGCGCTTTCCTAATTGGTAACAATGTAACCGTCAAAGCCGGATGTCGCATCGGTATCGTTAGCCGATGCTATCGCCTGAACCTTGATAATGCACGGCCCAGCGAATGACGGCGGTATGTCGTAGACTCGACTGATGCCGCTTGTGCCAGTGGATACTAGATTGATGTCGTCTTTTCGCAGGTAGTTCTTCGTCTGGGCGCTGGCGTTTTCATTAACAAGCAGGCGAAAGTTTACCGCGATGGTTGTATTGCCCTTGCCGATGGACGCACCCCAGCGCTTCAAATAAAACGTTTGCGTACTTGGTACGCCGTAGATAGCCATCTCGGTTTGACCATCCCCCGGCAAGATAATCGCCGTCACAGTGTTATCCGTTGCCGCCGTCGCTGAGATAGTGCCGACATTAATTGACGTTGCCCCGCTGGTTAGAACCTTCATCCGGTGGATGATGACATACGAGTTAGCCGTGTTGACAGGCGTTGTGCCGTCTAGGGTTATATCCTCGCTCGTCTCAGCATCCGCCCATGTTTTGAGGCCGTAAATCCGCAACGTCCGAGCGCCTGCGCCAGCGGGTGAGCCGTCGTCACTGGTAGATGTTGAGACGATAGCATGGATGCGGGCCGCTGTTGGTGCGAGCCAAATCTGTTGCGTAGGCGTACTATCGGCGCGTGATCAAATATCGGTCGCCGTCGTTTGCACACCGTCAGGGGCAGAGCCGAATTTGTTGATGCGAGAGACGCCGGTCACTAGCCCGCGCGCTACTTGTAAGCCGTAATCAGCCGGTGCAAAATAACTCATGTCGTTTGCCTCTCAGATAATAAACCAGTTCGCGCCGTCGCTCTTGATCTGGATTGTGTCGCCCGTGTTGAGCGTGACGGTCAATGATCCGCTGATCGTTTCGCTGGCGTTGCCGTCAACGACTACGCTGTTGGCCGTGGCCGTGATGATGTATTCGCGCCCCGAAACACTCGACGCTCTCGGTAACGCAATCGTGCAAGCCGCTGTGACTTTGACCCAATAATGGGCGGTCGTCAGCGTGAGATTGATCGCCGTAGTTGTAGGCGCACCCCCACTACTTGATCCGCCCTGATTGAGACGGTAGGTTCGTGCCTCAAGATCGAGCAACCGACGCAGGACATCGTTCTCCTCCGGCTTATTATCCGCATCCCACCGATTGGCGGGCAGGTTGAGCGGCACAGTCCCAGTCATTAGTTCAGTCTCCCGGCCAGCATCGGTTCAATCCACTGGTTCATAAACGCCTTGAGCATGAACGGATCGTACGTCACGTTCTCCCACAAATCAATCACTCCGTAGCCCATGCTGTTAAGAATCTGCCCCTGTTCGTCATCCCGCCGACCCTGCGTAATTTCCCCGTGCAACAGGTCGCCCGTCTCGCGGTCGAACTGGCCGTGCCAGAACTGGCCCTGAATCCTCACAATCAACATCACAAATGGAAACACAAAGTCAGCCACCATCCCGCCCAAGTCCATCCGGCCACCCACCAGCGACGACTGGAACTCGAAGTCCGAGTTGACGATCAGGTGCATATCCGTCAGGGATTTGTAGAAGATTCGTTCGGGCAATGTGCCGTGAACTTCGCTGTCCGGCACGGCATACTGCTCACGCGGATCGGGCGCGCGGTAGTCGTCGGTCAACAGCCCCCGCCTATGGATGGTCACAGGCGAACTGGGCTTGACGACCTCGTACTTGATCAGCCCATGCTTGCCCGTCGGCGCGCGCTGAATCAGGCTGAGCGATTCAAGCGCTTTGCCCTTGCGCTTTGCCATCTATCTGACCTCAACGCAGTTGATGATGCAGTCCCAGTTGCTCCGCTTCTCGCCGGGACGCCGCACGATGTTCCTGAAAGTGCAGGTCGAGATGTACACTTGATGCGAGATGCCGAACGGATCGACGAACTCGAACGGCGCGGCAGTGTCGCGCAGGGTTTCGAGTACGATCTTCTGTTCCTCACTCGACAGGCTGTGCTGTGTGCCATCCAGCATTTGAATGAAGTCAGCACCCTTGACCATGAACTGGTGGCCGTACAGCACGTTCGGTCTGACCATCGCCTTAAGCGTGAAGTTACGCAGGACGGGCGACTGGGCGGCATCGCCGGTTCGCATGACCAGCCGCACATCCAGTTTGTTCGCCTCGACCGTCGGGTTCATCACCAGTTCGGTCACGCCGGATTGGGCCGTGTAGCCCAGCCTGTGCCACGCGCCACCGTCGGCTGAATAATCCACCGCGACGTACCGGCCCGTCGTCACGTTGTAGACTTCGACATCAATCTCCGCGAACGATTTCTTGACGCGCCGGAAGCCGAAGTCCAATTCGGACAGGGATAGGTAAGCCTCCGTGTCCACAGCGAAGTTAGCGTAGGGCAGGTCGCTCTCATTCCGTAACTGGATGGAGTCGACCGTGCCCAGTGAGTACATGCCGAAGAACAACTTATCCGTCAGGGCTGAGTAGCCAACCGCCGACAACCGAACGCAGTCCGACATCTTGAACCAGCCCGTGCCGTCAAAGGCCAGCAGGACATCGCTGGTTGCGTTCTCGCGGCAGGCCACGTACAACCACGGGCCGCGATAGACCGCATTGATATACTGGCCGAATGAAGCGGGCGGGAAGTCCAGACTGTAGGTGGGCGGCGTGACATTGGACAGCGATGCGCCGTTGTAGGCGTACAGGACGTTCTTGATGTTGAAGTACAGCCGCCCACGCCACGGCGTAAAGACCGAGAAGTTCGACGCATCGAACTCGTCCGAGAAGTCGAGCACTCGGCGGGCCACTGGCGGTACAACCGTATCGTCCACAGCCCACACGCCATCGTCCTTGGCGATATGGATTGCCCCGTTGAACGAGGCCAAGCCCCGGCAGGTGTAACCACCCACGCCTACCATGATCGCATCGGGATCAGCCGTGCCGCCGCCTTCCGCATCGCTGGCATCGGCGTTTGCGAAGAAGTGCAGAGCCAGATAGGAGTTGTCCGGCGACCACGCCAATAATCCCGTCGCCCCACCTGACAGGAAGTAAAGCAGTTTACCAACCAGTTGGTTATTCGAGACGACGTACTTGACCTCGAAGACTGGCGACTTGCCGGACGAGCGCACGTATATCTCGTCGCCCGCCTTGACTTGGGTCAGGAACGAGCCGCCCGTCACATTGACTGTGTACGTCCGGTTGATAATCAGGATGACGATGCCGCCGCCGTTGTAGTTGGAAAACGTCCCGGAGATCGACGAGAACGACACGGGCTTGGATTCCGCGCCCCAGATGAAGCCATTGTGGACAGCCATCTTGAGATAGCCGGTGGGCGGATTGCCGCTCACGCCGCCATCCGTCCATGTCGTTCCGTCTCTGGATACTTTCAAGCGGCCCGAGCGGGATGCGGCCAGCAGGTATTGACCGTTCGAGATCAGGTCGGACGTGTAGAAGTTGGTCAGGACTTGTGAGTATGTGCCGTCCTGTGTCCTGAGCCAGATGCCATCGTATGTGTAGAAATAGGTCGAGCCGTTGAAGTCGACTGTGCCGATGAAGTTGTTGACCGAGTTCGTATTGGACGCACCCTCGCCAAACTCATTGACGCGATGTGTCCACAGCATCGCCATGCCGACGTGCCGCGCATCTACGTCACTGGTTTGACCGGACGCCTGTGTTGCCTGATGACGATAGCCGAACTTATCCCTGAACTGCACGAAGCCCAGACCGTGATGCCACGAATCCTGCGTCACGATCTGGTACAAGTCCAGATTGGAATAGGCCACATCACCGCCACCCGCGCGCGGCGCGAAGTCGATCAGGTCGCGCTTGACGTACGACGCCGGTTCGATGGCGAACGGGTAGCGCACACCGCTCGTTCTGAATTCGACAAAGGACAGGGCTACTGAATTTTCGGCCACAGGCTACCTCTTGAACGGCATTTCGCGGTCAGACCAGTTCATATACTGCGCGTCGGTGCGAATCGTACCACCCAAGCGCTTCATCCGGTTGCGGTCGCGGAATTCATCGGCCTCTTTCTGGTACTGGTCAGCCAGCGTTGCCGCCGTTTTGACATCGAACTGAGCCGACCGACCGACGTTTTGCAGGAACAGGTAGTACATCGCGCGCGGAATTATGTAGCCCTCCGCATCATCGGGAATCGTGCTGGTCTCAGTGGTCAGTTCGGACAGGGGTGAGGCGTACTCAAAGCGAAGCCGCGCGCCCCACAATTCGTAGGTGTCGTACAGAATCTCGGCCAGAGTCGGACTCTCGTCCTGATCGTAGCGAACCTTAGCCAGCGGGCCAAGCCAGTTATAGTACACGTCGCTCATATTCTTGACCATGAACTCCGACGTGGAGTCCGGCGTCGTAGCCCATGGAGTCGTGATGAAGAAGCCGTTAACGCCCGAATCGTTTGCCTCGATAGTCCTGAACTGGCCTGCGCCTGTGCCGTAGTAGATGGCGACCTCGTAAACCTTGTTCGCTTCGAGCGGCCAATTCAGACCGGGCGTGTAAAGCGCCGAGTCGTTTTCGGCTGGAATAGTCGTCGATGTTCTGTACTGGTGAGGCACTTGCCTGATAGTGGCGACAGATGTTACTTTCAGCGCCGGTGTGACGGTCTCGGCTACCACCCACAGTGTGTCACTGCTCCATGTCGAATTGTTTACGACGTGGTACACCTTACCAGCGCCATCTCCTGAGGTAATTTCAATCTCGTACAGGAAGGCACTGTTGTAGACAGGCGGGTCGCCCACGGCTGAAATCTGAATCGCGTAGTTTCCAATGAGCGGGTCGAGAAAACTCTGCTCTATCAACACACCTTCGGCCAGATACAGTTCGGTGTGGCCTGTCCCAATACCGACGCGGAAGATTGGTTCGACGTACGCCCCGACAATGTGGCGCGGCCTGACAGCCAGTGCGGTCAGATCGTACTGCCGCTTGAACTTTCGCAACATCACGGTCTCGTCGCGCGTCATCCGGTAGAAGGCGGGCCATGCGTCACGGATGGCCTGATTAACTGCGTCGAGCAACTGGCGGGCTGTGAAGAATTCGTGGATTTCGACCTTATCGCCAGCGGCCAGTGCGGGATAGAAGCCCGTTGGCTGGACGTAAGCGTAAGCCGTCGAGCCGTCCGTCAGGAAGTCCTGAATCTCAAGTTCCTGACCCAGCGGGGCGAGGCCGTCGGTCGTGCTGGACACGTAGGCCGTGCCGTACTGCACCCCCCACTGGTTGGTCAAATGCGCCATCGCCGTCGAGTAGAAATTGAGCGTCGAAGTCGAACCACCGACCACAACCTCTGTGCCCACGCGCCGCATGATCGGCTCTTGGACGCGGCGGCTAAGTTCCTGACGAATCTGTTGCCAAGTTTTGGTCATGCTTACCTCAGTATCGGCTCGTAGTCTTTAGGAAAACCAGCCAGTTGGCGGGCGCGGTACAACTTCTCATCCGCGTCATAGTTGGGCATTGCCTCGCGGTACGTCCGGTCAACGCTGGACTTGTGGAAGCCGTAGTTGAAATGCTCGACCAGCGAGCGTTCCGACCAGCGGTACAATCCTGCGGCCTTGGCGATGTCGGTCACTTCCCGGTCGCACCACCAACTCTTGTACATCGGCGGGTACATCACGCCACCCAGATGGTTGATGATGAACTCACGGGTCGCCAGCCAGTGGCCCGCATACACATTGCCGTCGCTGGTCATATCGTTGAAGCCGACCAGACCATTGCCTCCCATAGCGTTGAGTTCCCGCAAGGCGAACGTCAACCAGTTGGGGTGGAAGACCAGATCATCTGCGCCCAGAACGAACAGGTCGGCGTCCTGCGCTCTAAGCAGGCAGGTGTTCCAGCCGTAGATCGCCCCGCGCGTGTACTCCTCTTTCGTGCGAACTATCTCCGCGAGATTGTCGCTATTCTTGGCGACATACATCAAGGTCTGCTCGTCATCCTCGACCGGCGACACCACCACCGTCGCATCCACCAGCAGACAATCCCATTCCTCAGAGCAGATCAGACTGTTGACACAGCGCACCAGTTCGTTACGCCGGTACGCGCTCGGAATCAGAATACACACTCTCGGGAGCGCCCCGCGAAACCTGTCCAACGCGGCTGACCACTCGATCCCACCAAACAAAACTGTTTCCGGCGTCCCAAACAGACCGGATAAAGTTGGCATCGCCGCCGTAGTCGTAGCCGAAGTCGCGGCTGTGTTGATCGAAGACATCGCGCCTCACAATAAACGATGAGCAGGGCACGTCGCCCAATTCGGGCCTGTCGCCCCACGTCCGGCCCGGGAGCACCCGGCCATCGCCCATGTCCATCTTGACCATGACGACGGCGGGATTTCCGACAGTCTGTTCGGCCAGCAGTTCTACCAAGCGCGGCTCGACGAGATAGTCGTCGTCATCCAGCAGGAGCACGTAGTCGCCCTTGATATTTGGCACAGACTGGTACAGATTATCGTACGTCCACTCGATGCCGCGCCGCTCGTAGTCGACGACCAGTAGGTGCTGGATATCGCCCGGGATGGTTTGACTCCTGACACTGGCCTCGCATCGCGCCAGTCCCAGCGGTCGGCCAAGAAAGGTTCTGGTCAGGACAGTCAGGATCGGCATTAGCCACCACTGAGCACGTTGCTGGCTGGCTTCTTACCCCACTCGCCATGCACGATCAGGGCTTGCGTGTTGGCGTCCACGACAGCGTAGACACCGCCCGACACAAACTGAATCTTATGGTTGGTCGTCACGGATGCGCCACCCGTCGCCACCTTGTTGATAAAGATCAACGGCGCGGCAGAAGTCTGACCGTCGTACAGGGCCACGCCGGTCGCGCCCGCTCCGGCCACAATGTCGATGTCGGTGATTTGGCCCGTCACATTATTGGCGATCAGGACACCGCTGGTTTGATTGACGATACTGGCATAGTTACCCATTTACTTGATCTCCTCTGCGACGAGATAGTCGGAAATGACTTCTTGATTGCTACCACCCAGTTGGGAGCGCGAGTTGTAGGTACTGTCGATGGAGGCCATCGCGCGCTGGACTTCGGAAAACTCAGGGGTGGAGTTCATCAGGGCGGATCGGGCGGCAACTTCGCGGCGGCGGAACAGGCGCTCACGGTGCATCTCGGCAATCGTGCGCGGCACTGAATACTGGCCCTCGGCTGGAATGACAATCTTCACGCCGTTGAGCACGTAGAGTTCGTCTTCGTTAGCCCCATTGACGACCACCTTCTGCTCGGCGGCAAGTTGCTGGCGGGTCGTAATCATCTTGGCCGTGTAGTTGTTTGCCGCCGCTTGCAGGTCGCGCGCTACCTTTTCCTCGATGCGCCGCTTCATCTCGGGGTCTTGATCTTCGATGATCAGGCCGCGACTGCGTTCGATGATGGACTGTTCGGCCAGTTCGACCTCGGCAATCTGCTCGTCGGCCTTGCGGCGCGCGTCGATCTGGCCCACCAGCGCCACCGAATCCATGACCGGCAGGCCCAGATAGGGGCGCAGGATGTTGGCGAGTTCGGTTGCGGCGACCGGGTCGATCTGACCACCCAGTTCGAGGCGGGTCGTCATCTCGCGCAGGGCGGTGACAGCCCGAGGTTCGCTGACCTCAATGGTTGGTTTTGGCTTCTGGTCAACCTGCACCAGATTCATCTGGCGGGCATGGCCCATGCAGTAACCCGTACCTTTGGCCTCGTACGCCTTGCACTGCTCGCCCTTGTCGTTTACAAACTTGCATTTAGTCGCCATCGTTCAGTCCTTCCGCCCAGTCGGGTCGATTATACCAAGTAGCCAGTTGATTCACCAGTCGGCGCGCGCGGTCACGATACGTGTGGGCTTGCGCGATTTCGTATGAGGCCGTTGCCATATCCCGCCGTAACTCGTCACGGGCAGGGTCGGCCCACCACGCGATGGCTTCGGGTACTTCCTCGGGCTGGCCGTACGTCGCAATGCTCTGTCCAAAGATTTCTGCCAGTTCGGGCCGCGAGCGGTCACAGAGTTGGAACGCTCGGCATCCGGCAATTTCAAAAGCGCGCGGGCCAAGACTATAAGCGTCTTGTATGTAAGTGCCTTGCCCATAGTATTTCTCCGTCCGGTGGATGTTCAGGTTGACCTTGGTGCTGTTGTAGACGCGGCAGGCGGATTCCTGCGGGACGAAGGACAACACCTGTTTGCCGTTCTCGTCTTCACAATCGGTCTGGTCGAAGACATAACCAGCCAATGGGGAGGAGCGAAGCGCTTCCAGAATAGGCTTGCGATTCCCGAACGGAGTGCCGATGAACGACCAGTCGAACTTGACTTGCAAGTCCATCGGCATAAACACGCCGGTGTCGAAAGCGTGGGGCTGATAGATCGTCGGCGCATAGGCGTTCAGGTAGTCCAGACTGGACTTGTCGTTGGTCGTCGCGTAGTCGTGCGCACCCAGCAAACGGCGCTGACTGTCGTCTTCGTAGGGACTCTCGGTCAGCATGACCACCTTGGGAATCGGGGTCAGGTTAAGCAATCCCAAGTTCTGCGGCGTCCACAGTTTCCCGCAGATATTAACCAGCACTTCTGCGCCACTGATGATAGTTTCCAGTACCCGCACGATGGCGAGTTGCTGGCCGACGTGGTGTGCCCACATCATCTTGGTAGCGCCCTGCTCTCCCTCGAAGGAGTGTTCAGAGCCATTGAGCGTACTGTCGGAGAACGAGATGAGACGGTCGAGACGAATGTCGTGAATCTCTACGCCGAGGTCTTCCAGCGCTGAGACCATACCATCGTAAATCCAAGCAGTCGATATGGCATGGCCCGGATGTAACATCGCAATCTTCATCGGATACCTTTCTATATAGCGAGGATGGCCGCATCATACCACACCGGCTGGTATCCTGCCAGTATAAACACTGAGAGCGTACCCATACGGATACGCTCTCGTTGCCTTTTCTACTCTTGGTAGATAGGACTGGATACTAGCCGATACTCTGACCGACGATGCGAACCACTGCGCCAATCGGGTAGGAGGTCGCCGACCCACCGTACACCGACAACACGTCGATACGGAGAACGTCGCCCTCGGCAATCGCCTTGGTCGTCAGGTCGGCGCGATCCAGCGTAGCATACGGAGCGCTGGAACTGTACGACACACTGAACGTTGCGGTGTGGGCCGCGACGTTGTTGATGTACAGGCCAATCGCCGTCGAGCCAGAACCGGCGCTGTTGACGCCCGCCGTGTGAGCGAAGCACAACTGCACCTTGTCGATATTCATGGGGAACGGGGCGACGGCGTAGCCTGCACCGTTGAACGCGGCCTTCAACGCATAGTCCGTCGCGTTGATGACCAGCGGGATTTGAAGCGCGAGATTCTTGCCTTGGGTATCAAAGTTGCTCATTGTTAGCCTCCACCTAGAAGTTCGTCACGTGTTCGAGGCTGACCATCCAGAGGGAGTTGAGCACCTTGGAGTCTTGGCTGGCCTTCCACGCAATCGTGCCGCGCTGATTCAACGGGTCTTCCGTACCGGCGCTACCCAGCGGCTTGACGATCAAATCGACCGGGCGGGTTTGCTGGCCGGTGCGCGTGTAGTCGCCCGTGCCTGCCATATCCACGTCCTTGTAGGTCGCGCCTTGAATCGAGGCGATACCGACTGATTCCTTGCCCAAGAACAGGGTGGTGTACACGTCGGCGCTCGACGCACCCTGACCGGCGTAGACCTTCACATTGCTGGTCACGTACCAATCCACGCCCAAGAACGTGCCGACGTAGCCCTTCATCGCGGGGTTCTGATCGCCGCGAACTTGCGCGTACGAGAAGACCGTGCGGATGGTCGAGTCGGTCAGCATGGTCGCCCACGTCTGCGGCCCGATGATGGCGATGTAGTTGCCATTTTCCATCGGCAGAGCGTTCTGGGCCATCAACGCGCCCACGGCGTTCACAATGTCGGTGTACGAAATCTTGTCAGTCGACTTCGACAGCGCACCACGGGTCGCGGCCACGCCGGACAACCGGACGGTCGCACTCGGCACGTAGGTATCGCGCGCGATGGTGTCCAACGACAGGCCGCACTGCTCGCCCAACAGGTCGGAGAAATTCGCCACGATGGGATCGTAGGCGGTCAGTTCCAACTGGTCGCTGTGGCGCAGGAACGAGCCATAGAACACGGGCGTCACGGTGACTTTCATCACGGATACGGTGTCCGGCGAGGGCGTGGTGGCCTCAGCCAGCGAGGTCGTTTTCGCGGCCAGCGCGGGGTACTTGCGCCATTCCAGACTGCCGTAGTTGGTCAGAATGGGCTTCTCAGCCCAGCGGGTGTAGACCAAGCGCGGTTGCGCGCGGGTCAGCAGTTTGCGTTCATACAGGGTCTTGACCGCATCGGCCAAGGTAGTCGTTGTTGCAGTAGTCATGTTCGGCCTCCGTGCCGAGGCGACGGCTACTAGGAGAAGTCAATGTCTTCGGGCTTGAGCATCCCGGCATCCAGTTTGGCGAAGACCTCTGCCTGTTCCTTCGAGCCGAGCCGCAAGTCGTTAAACTTGATCTTACCCAGCGAACCTGCCGCCGGTTTATGAATAGTCACTGTTGGAGCGCCGGGTTGCTGTTGGCCCTTCTGCGCTTTGGCGAGCGCGGCCTCGGCCTTCTGAGCCTTATCCGCAAGGTACGACAAAAACGCTTCCTGCCAGTCAGCGGGTTCGTCCGAGGCGAAAATGGATTCCGGCGCGCCCTTGTTCATGTAGTACGTTCGCAAAGTCAACTTGTTGCGCTCGTACTCCAACTGGGCGGCTTGCCGCTGGACTTCCGCGATCTTCTGGCCCGCCTCGTACTCGGCCTTCTGGGCCATGTACGCGGAGAGTTCTTCCTCGGTCAACCCTTCGGTTTCGTTCTTCTCGCGCCACGCTTGCAGTTCTTGGAACTGCTTCTGCAATTCCGTGTACTGCTTGCCCTGAGCGGCGAGTTTCTGATCGTACGTGCTCTGCATCCGGCGCAAATCCTCGACAGGCACGTACTTCGTCAGGTCGGGCTTGCCCTTATCGTTCTGGGTGGTGCTGTCCATCCCCGCGTTGGGAACTACAGCGGTCGAGGCATCCGTTGCCGAACCCTCTCCCTGACCACCAGCCAATGGGTCAGTTGCCATGTTGCTCCTTTTCAGTTGTAAAAGATGTCCAGATTATATCAACTCTTTTGAGTTGCGCCAGTGGACTAAACGGATTTACAGTGCGGCCAAGAACGCCGCCGCGATGGCCGCATGTCCGGCATCATTCGGATGAATTCCGTCGGCTGATACCAGTGAGTCAGCGCCGTGCGACAGCATATAGCCGTACACGTCAGCGTATTTTGTGCCCTTGCTTGCGGCCATCGCCGCGACTGCCGCTGTGTACTGTTGCCATTTGAGCGTGCTACCGCCCTGCCACGGCGCGGTATCGGCTACGCCAAACTTGGTACAGTAGGGCGGCGAACCCAGCACGATGCGTGACGCGGGCACGCCGCTGGACACGATACCGTCAATCACCTCACCCAGATCATTCTCGAAATTCGCCTGCGTGATGGCCGCGTCGTTCAAGCGCAAATCGTTAAAACCGTACAGGATGAACACGTAGCCATTGCAGTTGTAGCGCGTGACGCGGGACGCATAGGTGTCACGCCCATTGTTGCTCACCGCGCCGCCGATGACGGTCACACTATTCTGGGTGGTGTTTTGCAACGTGGTCGCGCTGATACCCTGCTTATTCGCATAACGCGCACCCAAGGATGACTTTACCAGTCTGATCCAATTATGAGCATCGTCGCTCGCGCTCAATCCATAGGTAATCGAATCTCCAAACATCAGCAGGGCTTTCTTTCCGTATCTCCATGACAGTGCGTAAATTTCGCTGGCTGTCAATTCCTTCGACCAAATGGCAACCTTGGCAATCTGACCCTGCCAGAAAAACAACCCAGTGCTGAGCGCTCCAATAACTGTCATCGTCGACGCCAGCGACCCGGCCCACGTTCCAAGCCCGGTGACTTCATATCCGACTTGACTGCCGTCCAGACTGGCCCTCACCCGGTCGTTACTGACACTCCACGAAATAGCCAGATGATGCCATTCGCTGGATGGAGGCTTGAGTTGATCCATATCTGCCGCCGCGAACGATGTGCCCATTGCGCTAGATGTGCCGCCCGCCATGCGTTCCCATGAGATGTCGTTCGTGCCCGACTTGAACAGATGGATGTAATTGTTATTGTCGGCCCTCAGTTCGATCAGTAGTCGATTGGCGTTATCAGACCACACGGTACTACCCTTAACAAACAGCGAAATCGTCCCCTCGTTTGGATTGAACGCCGAGGCAAAGCCAGCCGAATAAATATTAACGTATTGATTCGTACCGCTAAACGATGGCGCTTTGTTGGATGAGTCACCGATACCGGGCTGACCTAGTGTTGGCGATCCGGCATACGCTCCGTTCCGGGCATTACCGCTCTTGTCTGCCGCGACTAGACCGCTTGATTCGTCCAGCGGCCAATACCCGATCAGGCTGGCGGGTTGGATTTTTAACAGATCGGCATCATAGACGTACGATGATATGTCGAGCGCCTTTCCGCCTCTCGGAATAACCCCGACTTCAAAGCCTTGCAGTAGTTTTCGGCTCATTTTAGGCCACCGTTAGCGCGGGTTTAACCGTCATATTGCCATTGGTGTCGCGCGTTACTGCCGCCTGCGTCACCGTCTTGCCGCTGTTGACGTGCGTCAGCGTGTAAGCGTCCACCTTGCCATACGTGCTGTTGATCGTCGTGGCCGTGAATACACCGGCGCTACCATCGGGCCATTTGGCGGTTGCCGTACTCACGGCACTGGTGCTCGTTCCATCGTAAGTGATGGCGGTCAACTCGTAAGCACCGCTCTCGGCCCACGCTTTCAACTGCGAATCGGCCACAGTCGAGCCAGAGTTGGGCACGAATTTCTCTTGAACCTCGCTGAACGTCAGCATATCGCCATCCGCAATGGTTGGCGCGGCGTTCACATCGCCCAAGAACATCAGTTGGAAGTCGCCGCTGTTTGCGCCTTTCGGCAGTCGTGTGGTCATGTTGTCCTCCGGTTTCCCTTAATATTACACCAACCAGTTGGGGTGACAAGTGGCGGTGCTATCGAGCCTTTTTGGTCTTATCGAACCAGTACAGGTCTTTGTTGTAGTGCTTGATCGGATAGGCGTCCGAGTAGTAGGTCGGGTTCTTGAAGAAGTCGTGGCCCGGGATGAACCGCGAGATCAGACTCGGCAGAACGCTGTTTAGCCAAGTGTCGTAGTCCGACGCTCCGAACGGGTACTGCTTGTACAACTGTTGCAACAGTCCAGTCTCGTCGCCACTCAGTGGCCCGCGCCCTGACAGATAGTCATTCAGCCGACCGTACAGTTGGTCGCCCGCCATGCGCCGGAAGTCTTGGAACGGTTGCCAGTTCTTGTCGTACGACTGGGCGGAAGCCGAGTAGCCAGAGCCGCTACTGTACGAACCACCGCTACCACTGTAGCCACCGCCACCACCCCGGCTGTAACTTCGGCGCTGATACGACACGCCCTGACGGGCCGCGTAGCCGCTCGACGCAGAGCCGCTGGCCGAATCAGTCGAGCCGTAATACTTGTTCCAGACTGGGTGGTTCTTGGCCCACGTATTGTAGAGCCAGTCGTAGTACGCGCCGATCTCGGGATTCGCCTTGCGGTAAGCCGCGCGCGCCGCCTTATCGGAGTAGTCGATGGCGCTGTAGGCCGATAGGATAGCCGAGAAGCCCGGGGCGAGCCGGTCGCGTTCGGCCTCCATCTGCTTGTTCTCACTACCGGCCTGCACCCACTCGCGCACCGTGGCGATGTCGGGCGCTTCAAACCGATTGTTGAGCGACGACTTCACAGCCTCATACATCGCCAGCCACCACTTGGTATCAGCCAGCGGCTTGTAGCCCGCGTCCTGATAGGTTTGCAGGTGCTTCTGGATGTCCTTATCCAGCGAGTCGCGCCACTTGAAGTAGGCGTTCCCGGGCGGGATACGGGCCAACAGATTGCTCAACTCCATCGCCTGTCGCTCAGGGATGGTCTTGCCGAACTGGTAGCGCTGTTCGATGTCGGCCACTGGGTGAGCGCCCAGTTCGCGGTAGAGTTCAGCGTTCGAGAAGCGCTTGGCGTAGGTATCGTTCGAGCGCACCCAGTCGATGATCTGCTGGTTGGACGGCACGGGATACTTGGCCTTGTATTCCATCTCGGCCAACAGTCGTTCAGGCCCGCTCTTGCCGTTCAGCGCGTCCCAGTAGCCTGAATAGTAGTTGTCGGTATAGACGCGATAGATGGCGTCCGAGGCGGTGTCATACTGCGACTCAAATTTCTTCATTACATCCTTGGTGCTGACATCGGCCAAATAGGGCGGCAACGGGTCTTTGCGACCAACCAATGAGGAGGTCAGTTCCCACATGCCTGCGCTGGTCTTGGGCAGATCGGTGTACCACTTATCCACCGCACGCTCGTACTCGGCATAGGTCGGGAACTGCGACATCTTCGGCTTGCTGTCTTTCAGATATTCCAGCCACGACTGACCCAACTGGTACTGGTAGTCCGAATCGGACTGGCCCGCGTAGCGCTTGACGCTCGACGGTTGAAGCGCGTCGGCGTACTGCGTGTTGAGTAGTTTGAGTTCGGCGTAGAACTTGTCGCTCTCGGCCTGCGGAATCGGCGTGCCGGACAGCCCGTACTTCTGCTGGAAGTTAGCCTGTAGTTCGCCCACCTTCTGGTAGTATTCGTTCAACTGGGCGCGGCGGCTGATTGCGTTGCGCTTGGCCTCGTCCTCATTGAACGCCGTCACATCTCCCGGCAGATAGGTCTTGTATAGCGCGCCGTACTGCGTGTTGGTCATCCGGCGCGGATCGCCCATCATCTGGCTGGTCAACTTGTCCTTCTGTTCAGGCGTCAGTCCGACCGCATCCATCGCCGCCGTAATGTCTGAGATGGACTGCTTGTAGTCCAGCCGGTCTGTCTCGCCTGACGAGTATGCGCGCGGGTACACGCCCGTCCAGTAACCCGTGTTGGACTGGGCGAAGCGTTGTTGGCGGTACTTCTCCTCCGCGTTCGTGCGCCGTGCCGACTGGTTGGTCGACAGTGACAGCATCAGGTCGGAGTAGATTGTCTCACGTTGCGCCGCCGATGCGTTCTTCATGTCGGTAAAGGCGTCCAGTACCATCTGCTTCTGGATGCCGAACTCGTCCTCGTCTGTCGTTAGCCCGATCAACTTGGCGACCAGCGGGGCGCTGTTGATGATGCTCTTGCCGACGGGCGAGTTGGGATCAATGAGCGCCGAGCCTTGCGGGATGATGGACTGGATCGCCACATCCGGCGCGATACCCAGAGCCATCGTCATAATCCGCGCGGTCGGGCCGAGCGAGAAGCCAGCCTGTTGCGCGACACTTATTGCCTGAGCGATGTCGCTGGAATCGTCGGTCAGATACGGATTCATGGGCCGCAGGAGTTGGGATAGACTCATAAAGCCGAAGGGCGACACCGAGTACACCTGATCGCCAATCCGCACCGGCCACGACGGGAGCGCCTGTTCGCTCATGCCTTGATTGACGCGCTCTTTGTTCGCCGCCGCGTTGTACTTGGCGACGTTGTGCATGACGACCGGATTATTGGACAGGGTGTTGACCCACGACTCGATGTTCATGCGCGGGAACTTGAAGAACGGCACGATGCCGCCGACGGCCAGTGGTTGCAAGCCGCCCGCGCCCGTCCACTTCGGCAGGGTCGGGCCTTGTTGCATGAACACGTCCAAGTTGTAGGTCGTGTTGAAGTCCATCATTACCGTGCGCATCTTCTGAGCGGCCTCGGACTGAGCGCGGCCCGCCGCGTCCTGAATCTGGTTGTAACTCATTTCCAGCCACTTGCGGGCCATCTCAGCGTTTTCGGGCGACAGTTCACTGGCGTTCAACTGCGGCACATGGCCGGAGCGCACGGCATTTTCAACGTCACCGTAGAACTTGGTCAGGTAGTCACGCACTGCTTCCTCGTACTGCAAGACTGCCTTGCGCTCGGGCGAGATGTAGACCGTTTTGGGCGCGTTGAGCGCGGCCAGTTCGTCGAGCGACATCGGGCCAACCCGCTCTTGGCGCAACGCTTGGTCGAGCGTTACATCGGGCTTGAACACACCGCGCTTGAAGGAGGCCGTGATAGAGCCGGACGTGTCGCGCGTGATGTTGCCCGCGTTGTCGATGCGCGGCACGGTAAACTCGCCATCCGAGATGACTTCCGAGAATGACTTCCAGAAGTCAGCCATGACTGCATTGAAGTTGACATCCGATTGGCTGGTCGTATTCTCGATGTCGAATTTCTTGAGCGCTTCGATCAGGTCGTCCTCAGTCTTGAAGTCGTAGCCCTTCGACTGCATCTCAGAAATTAGGTTGCCTAATTGTTCTGCGCGATTTTCGACTGGAACGGCGCGGGCGCGGCCACTGTCGATAAGCGACATGGCGTAGGACTGGTCAATATCTCCGCCAGCCTTGAACGTTCGTCCGAGCCAGCCGTCAATCCTCTGTCGAACTTCGTCGGTGGACTTCTCATACGCGATGCCGAGCGCTTGAATCTTCTGCTCGATAATGTCGTACGCCTCGTCGACGGCTTCCTTACCAACCAGTTTGGCGCGCTCGATGTCGCCAAGTGATTCTTTGATCGACTTGGAGATTTCGGTCAGGCTCTTTTGTGACAGGTCGTTCGCCATATCGCTGAACGGTTTTAGATCGACCGACTCTGCCGCGCCGCTGATCTTCTGCATCCTGACCAGCCAATCGGACAGCATGTCGGCCTGCTCGGTCACATCCTTCGAGATTGCCGCCGAGCCGACGTTATTCAACTTGCCGACCGTCTCATCAATCGCGCGCCGGAAGTTGGCGACACTCTCGCCGCCGTTGATCTGGTCAATCAATCCATGCAGGATGTCGGCCTGATCCTTGAACTTATCGACCGTCTCAGGCCTCACACCTTTCAGAGTGTCGACTGCGAGATTGTACTGCTTGGCCCATGTAGGATCGCGCTCGATCCAACTATCCAAGACCATCTTTAAGCGCACAGGTACTTTGTCGCCCGACGTGTACTTGGCCTTGAACACACCGGATAGCCACGCCTTGAAGCGCTCGAATACACCCTTCAATTTCTCAGGAGCAGAACCCTTCTGCAAGTACACTCTGACGTATTCAGCCCACCGCTCCTCGGCCAGCCGCGCCTGATTGCGGATTGTCGTCGCCTTGGCTAACGCTTCCGGCGTATCGTCATATAACTTGAGTGACTTCTGGAACATCGTGTACTGCGGTCGGCCCGTCTCGGACTTGACCAGCGGCGCACCGCAGACTTCGTGAATGACTTCCATGTCGTCAGCGAAGCGCTCGCGCACAACCTCAAATTCTTTGCCGAGAATGTCCTTGGGCATTTGGAGAATGGCTGAAACGGCGTGGGCAATTTCCTCTAGCGCGGTGTCGATATTAGACCCGCTGAACAGACCCACCATGACGGCGTTAAGTTCTCGGGAGACTTTTGTTAGACCGAGTATCTGATCTCCATTCTGTTGGAAAAGAATATTTCTGGTCTGGGCAATATCGGATGGAATTAGGAACTCATTCCGAGCATCCTTCGATCTAAGACCGAGCGACTTGTCCTGATTGGACACACGGTACTTTTCGAGTTCCGATGTTGGAACATCGACGTAGGTCTTTATGCCGTGGTCGCCAGCCTCTTTGACGTACCAGTCGGCCAGTTCTGGGTCTTCAACAAACCAGCGTCCAGCAAGCGCCTGCTGTGCTTTGTATTGATCCGACTCTGAAATCCAACTGGCAATCGGCGGAAGTGTCTTGACGTATTCAGGATCGACCTCGCCCCGATACAAGCGCGTCATACCGGGCGCGGGCGGATTTGCAACGGCACTGTACAACTCCCCGCCCAGTTCGCGCGGGAAGACATCGGTGAAGTTCATGGCCTTAATCAGTCGGTCTGGGTCGTCACCACCCAGCATCGTCGAACTCAACGTCCGCAACAGAGTCGCCAAGTCCTTAGCCTGCTCAGGCGTGATGTCCGTCGCGCCGCGCGCGTTCAGGTAGGCGATGCGTTGCACGAAGTCGTCGGCACTGCGCAGTTTCGGGTAGCGCTCCGAGAACGCGACGTACGGTTCTGGCTGGTCGGCCACCTGAGCGATTTCAGCCGCGACATTGACGGGTTGCTCTGGCACAAAGTCATCGGCAACCGTCGTGTAATCGGCGTGAATAGCATCGGCGGCTTCTTCCAGCGCTTCCTTGGCATCTTCGATGTTGATGTAGTGGTCGGCCAGTGTGTCGGGAATGACCGAGCCGGTATCGAGCGGGATTTGAGCACCAGCCAATGGGGTGTCAGACTCCAACTTCCTGAATACGATCTTCGCTCCATCGGGCGCGTTCGGATCAAAGACGGGAATCCACTGACCGCGCGTCTCGCCAACCACGTCACGGGCGTACTTCTCCCAGAACTCGACCGAGTTCTCGCGTACACTGAGCGGCGCAGTCACTTTGTTGCCCAACTTGTTACCGATGGTCTGACCCGGGCGCAACTTAATCGTCACCTGTTGACCGCGCTCGTCCAAGATCATCTCGACCGCGCGCTTCACGTCATCGGCGTTGTTCGGATCGAGCCGCTTGGCGACCATGTACTCAGAGACCGACTTGCCGCCGACCTTGACATGCGCCAACTGATCGACGCTGGTCGAACCCGTCAAGCGCTCCGCCGCCAGCCAGTTGTCTGTCACGCGATTCAAGCCCTCGAAGACGTTGGCGTTGCGCTCGCGCACAACCATTAAGCCCGAGCCGGTATCGAACGCCTTGATCAAATCCTCCGGCGTATCGTAGCGCAGGTTGACCATGCGCGACCCTGAGCCGCGCCCGATCTGGAATTTACCGGGCAGTTCGATGCCGTGTTTTCGCAGGTCGGCTTCCAATTTGCGCGTGTAGTCGCGGGCCACGTCTGCCGGAACAGCCTTGATGAATCCAGTGTCATAGCCGACTTCGATGGCCGACCCCGGGATCGAACGAGCCACGCCCGCCTTGTTCAGCATGTCGGACGATTCCTTGGTGGCGTCCCACAGTTTGTAGGAATCGAAATACTGCTGGCGGATCGGGTCAGTCATCTTCACGTCGCGCACATGCACGGCTCGGCCATCCGCGAGAATGGCTTCGGGCGCTACTTTTCTGCCCGATACGACTGCGCCAACGACCTCGACCTTCTCGCCGCCGACCGTTGCCTCGCCCTTGAACCTGTCCAAGAATGAATCTCGCATGGCCTCGTAGCGATGCAGGCGTGTCTCTTTCGGCAACTTCTGTTGGAGTTGGTCGAGCGCCGTGTTGTACGGGTCGTGCAGAACATCAACATAACCATCCAGAATCTTCTGCACGGTGTCAATCTGGCGCTGTTGAATGTCTTCCAGCCGCGAAATGACGATGGCCGGATCGGATGTAGCCGCGCCGCCCAGTGACAGTTCGTTTGCCATGAAGTCCGGCACACGATTGGTTGGTGCATTGAGCAGGGAGATCGTCTCGACGAGTTTCGGCTCGGCGGTTTCCAGCGCCACGCGACTCTCGGCATACTTCTGGCCCTGATTCATCAGCGACAGGATGGCGTCGGGATCGTTGAGTTTTTCGGGATTCGCCAGTAGTTCGGTCGTCATCCAGTTCGACATGCGCGTCACCAGCGGGTCACTTAGTGGCCGCACACCGTCGGGCGTGGCGGGCATCAGGCTGACCAGCCAAGACTTGACGGCATCCGGCACACTCCGCTTGGCCGTGGCGCGATCCAGTATCGCCTGAGCGTCGGAAAACTTGCCCGGGTTAAGCACGGCTTCGTGCAGGGCTTCGTTGAGCGCCTGCTGAACCTGCGGATTGCCGATGTCGGGGATATTGCCGACCGGAATCTGGCTGACATATTTCTGGTAGCGGTCGAGATACTCCGCACCGTAGACGCGCATCTTGGCCGACGCTTCGATATTGCGGTGAGCCGACTGGCCCAGATTGATGAAGTCGTCGTAGACATCCTTGACCAAGTTGCCGCCGTTGCGGATGGTGTCGCCGTACTCCTTCAACTTGTTCAGGGCATCGCGCGGCGTCTTGGCGAGCGTCTTGGATACGGGCTGAAAGAAACGATCCGAGCCCGCCTGCCGCTGGAACAGCGTATTCTCGACCTCGTTGAGCGCCTTATTGACCGCCGACAACGTGCCGACTTCGGACTCGTATTTGCTCAGCGCCAGATTGACTGCGTTGATCCGCTTGTCCAATTCGGACTTGACGATATTCGGCAGGCCGTTGGTAGCCGCGCGCATCTCGGTAACGTACTTGTTCGCCTGCTTGACGGCATCCTCGCCGCCATCCTTGAGCACCGTGCGGATGTTTTGGGCGCGGGTAATGATCGGCTCTGGCACGTACATCACGTCCTGAACCGATTCGGTCATGGCCCGCATCTCAACGCCCAGTTCGTTCCGCAACTGCGCCGGACTCATGTGCTTGAGTAGTTCGTCTTCCAAGTCGTAGGCCGACATGACCGGGTTGTAGCCGTTGGCCGCGAGACGGGCGGCGTTGTCGAAGTAGTTGATGATGTTGTAGCCCGGGCGCGCCGACAGCAACGCCTGTGTCCAGACCCGGCGTGTGGCATTGAGGACTTCGTTGACTTTCTTGACGGTCGGGCTGGCAAGTTCCTTGCCGTACACGCCCAGTTTCTTTTCGGCCAGTACATTGACACCCGCGCCGTAGGAATTGGTGACGTGGTTGAATACATCGTTCAGGTCAATCGCTTGACGCGCGGCCTCATCACCACCCAGTTCAGTGAGACGGCGTTCGACCGACCACTTCATCAGGCCCGCCGTGTCGCCCTTCTTGGCAAGCGCCGTAATCTCATCGTGCTCGACCTTGCTCAGATCGTCCTTGAACGATCCGGCGAAGTTCTCGACGAAATGACCCAGCGCATCCTCGTCCGAGGCGATCCTGACCAGATTATCACTGGCCGAATTGAACGCCTGAGCGACATTACGCGCTGAACCGGGCTGGACATCGCGCACAAACACGCCCCAATCGCCTGAGCGGGCGGCTTCCTGTAAGCGCGGCAGATATTCGTCCACGATCTTGATGGCCGCATCGCCGTCCTTGATAGCCTGTGGCTTGAGGGCCGACTGCAACCCGAAGAACAGCGCGTTCTTCTCTTTCCACATGGCGCTCTGGGCGGTTTCGCTTCCCAGATAGCGCAGGTAGTCCGTTCCCCTAGTCCAGTCAGAGGCGGTCATCTTCTCGACGGTATCGCCGCCGCGCCGGATGAGTTTGCCGAGCGTCGTGGCGACCCCGATGGGCACGTCAATCGTCAGGCCGAGCACCTTGACTGCCGCCTTGCCGACTTGCTTTGCGCCCGCTCCGACTGCCTCAATCCCGAGGCCCATCGGCTTCCAGACCATTTGTAACGGGCCGAAGTTGGTCGGGTCGGTCAACAGCGACCCAATGAAGTCTTCAAACATCGCCGTCTTCGAGCGGCCCAGTGCGGCCACGGCGTGTTTCGTCATAACCAGATCGGCAAACGGGGTGGTGTTTTCAAAACCAAGCGCACCCAAGTCGAAATCGGAACGCTTGAGATCGTCGTAATAAATGCGCTGATCGGGATTAGACACATCGAAGTCGTAGCGCTGGCCGACGACATCTTCCTTGTAGTGCGGCACACGGTTCTGATCAACGCTGACCAGTACCCTATTCGTCACGTCTTCGTTGCGCTCATTCGTGACCGTATAGCCCAGACTGCGCGCGATGTCGGCCTTGGCCTCGCCGCTGAACCGCATTAGGTCGAGCGTATCGTTCAACTGACTCCACGTCAGGCCGTCTTCCATAACGATCTGCGCCAGTGACGTGCCCTGCTTGCGGAGTTGCTGGTCGTATTTCTGGTACTGCTCAGGCGACCAGCCAGTGCGGTAGGTGCGTAGGTCTTCATCGTCGAGCGTCAGGCCGCGATCCAGCAACTTGTTGACAAAGGTCGCCGCATCCGCGAACGGGATGATGCCTGCTTGCTCACCTGTTTGGAGTATATTCTGCTGGACTGAACCCGTCGAACCCAAGACTTCCTGCTGGGCCGTGCGCACATCCAGACCCTTCTGTTGGGCTGTGTACATGGACGGCAGGCTCAGGATGGAGTTGAGTCCGTCGGAGAAGGTGGCGAGTTTTGACAACGTGTCGAAACGGCCTGCGGCCTTCTGGTAGCGCTCTACCTCGGCCATATACTGGCTGTGTTTGGCGGCATCTGTCTCGGGCTTGACCGACACCGGATTCTCGACGCCACTCGCTAGATTGTAGTAGTAGGTCGGTAACTCGTTAATCTTGTAGTTGGTTGTCGCCGCCGAAGTCAGAATGGCCTTACCACCCATTTCCTGCGGGGCGCGCGTCAGAGCGTCGACCGTCTTGAAGAACTCCGGCACAATCGAGGCCGCGCCCTTGCCGGAATACGTCGCTTCGCTGACGACGGACAACTTGGTCAGTTCGTCCAGCGTTTCCTTGGGATGATCGGGCGTATTGCCGAGCGAGTATTCATCCAGATAGCGCTTGGCGAGTCGGCGCGACAGGTCGCCATCCGAGCGCGACAAGTCCTTGATGTAGTCCGGCGTCACTACGCTTGAGTCAAACGCGAATGACGGATTGGACATCATCTTGATTTCCGGCGTCACCTTAGGCTCGGGCCGATCCAACTTGGGGTCGGTCTGCGCGACGGGCTGGCCGAATGGATTGGACGGTGACGGTGCGGTCTTGCGCAGATTCGACATGGCGTTCGTGCGCCAGTCAATCCGCTGATCTTCGATGTCGCGCTCCACCGGCTCTGAGTCACCGCCCATCTTGACGGGCTTAACGGCAGGCGCGGCCTGACCGGGTACACGTCGGACGCGCTGTTGCGCCTTGGCCTGAAAATAGTTGCGCGCCTTCGGGTCGGACATCAGACGCGGCGGCGTGTACGAACTGCCCGCGCGCGCGTGGCCCTCGTAAGTCTCTTTCTGAGTAGCAGACGAGGCGGCTTGAGTCACCGCCCCGGTTGCATTGTTCAGCGCCTTTTGCAGAAGATCAAAGATACTCGCCATGTACCCGCCTTGGTTGGTTACTTGCCCATCTTTTTCTTAGCGCGGAGTTTCGCCAGCGTCAACGCCAGTTGCGCGCGCTGGGCCTTCTTGCCAGAGCCTTTGGCCGCACCTTTGATGTCGGCGGGCGGAATCGGCTCACCGGGCTTAGCGCCCAAATCGCGCCGAAGTTTGCCTTTGTTGGACTTCTTTATGGCATCTTGTATCCAATTCTTTTTCTTAGCGGCCATTGATTTCCTCCATGCGCTCATTAAGCATAGAAATAAACTCAAAGAACTCCGCGTCGGTCATGTCGTACTTGGCATGATTCACGCGATAGTAGACCCACCTTAGATTTTCTGGGTCATTCGGGTTAGCACATCGACTCACCGGATTGATATGGTCCAATTCGGCATCCAGAGCGGGAGTGAGTTTAATCCCTGTGAACGGGCACACTCCATTCTGGTCTTCCCATATTTTCCTGATAATCTTCCAGTCAATCTTGTCATTCGTTCTGCGAGACGCTTTATGTGCGGTGTCCTTGAAGAAGCAGTCCATGCATCGCGCGGCTATCCCAGCCGTGACAGCCTCCTTCGATCCACACCGGGCACACATTCCACCACTACGTCTTGAATAGTACGACATGGCGTCATGCGCTTGCTTTTTATCGTAGCACGAATCACACCTGGATCGACCGGGTGTATCTATTTTCTTAGAGCAATCGTAACACAGCCCGGATGAACGCTTGACTGCTCTGTATTCTCTCTGCTTATCAGACTTGTACTTTCTGGTATGGCTTATCGACATTTATACGATAAACCTCATAAAAATCTCGGATTCGATACAAAATTGTTGCGGGAATATGACTGGTAACTCGCCGGATTATACGATCCCTCGCGAGACCCGACTGGCGTTGGACTAGAAATCGGCGCACGCTCAAACGACGGCATGACGAAGCGCTTCGCCAGTTCCAGATACGGTTGCAGGTCGGTGCTTGACTGACCCTCCGACCACAGGCTGGTCAGGTCGGACTGCAAGGCCCGTTCCTGCGCGCGCGTCCGGCGATCTGCACCAGTCGCGTTGCCGCCCGCTGGCGAGTAGCGCTCGACCGTATTCAACACGCGCTCCAACCACGGCAGGGCCGCGCCCATGTCCTCGACCTTCTTGTCATTCGTGGCGTCAGCATCGCCCGTGTTGAGCAGGGTGTCCATCAGCGCCTTGCGCGTCAGTTGGGCGCGATTAGCCGACGTGTATGCGCCGCGCGTAGCCTCGTCACCCTCACTGCCGTAGTCGGCAATCGACCCGGGTTTGTAACTCGCAAACTTCGACGGGTCTTGCTGGTACAGCCAACTCGACCAGTAGCGGCGGTCAATGGGCGACATCTGCGGCAGGATCGCATTGACTGTCATGGCGAGTTCTGCCGACGGATCATACGCGCCGCTGTATTTGTACTCTTTCCACCACGGCGTAGCGCCGTACGGATTATTCGGAACTGGCGGAGTGGGAATCGAAGTCGGCGGATTTGGATTTGTGATTGGGTCTGGAACTGGATATGTCGGCATACTAACCTCCAATGGCTGTCCTGATTAAATGCACAACTTGATCTGCGCCGTATGTTTCGGCCAGCATGTCCAAGTCGTTCTCATCCATATTCTTGAGCGCGGCCTTGAGTGTCGACACCGGAACGCTACGCACACCAACCATTTGGGTGGTCTGTTGAAGCGCCTGTCGCGCGGCCTCGCGGGATTGACTGATCCAGTCGTTTGTCACTTTATCTTAAACTCCATACCACAGTGCGGGCAGACGACATTTCCGTAGTGGGCGTTCCTAAGAACGATCTCCAAGTTCTCTATTCTGTTGTCGTCCTTGATGCCGTTTCTGTGATGAACGATTTCGTTGCTATCCAGAATCCTTCCCAAGTGACTCTCCATTATGAGTCTGTGCTCTGGGATGTACTTTGTAACTCTGGATTTAGATAGCGGATGATCTGGAGAGTACACGTATATATATCCAGACCTAACAGAAATCCTGCCGCCCTTCTTGGATTTCTTTAACTTCTCCCTATCTTCATCAGACCACTTTCTGCCCTTGTTGTCTGGGAATATCCCATTGGCGATTCTGTCAATCGCCGCATTTCTCATCCTTATTCTTCCGGCGTCCGTGACCGTCCTGCGCCTAACTATGTTATTTCTATCCAGAATACTTCTAACAGTGCCCCTAGTTCCTCCAACTACGACTGCGACATCTGACTCTGACATGCCGGACTCATACATGTTGATAATGAACGATTCAAACTCGTCGCTGTATTTTCGTGGTGCTCCCATTTTGATACCTCCAAATGGATTCTACCACGATTTGTTGTTGTTACCACTGCCCCGAGTCGCCAAGGACTACAAACCTTGGCTGAAAGCCGCCGCCAATCGGGTCTTCGCTTTCCCAGTAGGGCGATCGCCGGATGCCAGTGCTAGTGCGAATCTTCGGGCCAGCCGGTACGGGCACTCCACCACCACCGCCTCCGCCTCCGCCACCACCGTCATCGCCACCGTAGCCGCCATACTGTGTCGGTTTCGGCACGGGTACTAGGCCCGGGAACAGGCCGCGTCCACCCTCGCCGGTCGTCGGGAACGAACCCATGTACGGCTCAAGTTCCTCCATCATCCAAATCTTCGAGGCACTACCGGCCCGGCCACGGTTGCGCGACTTGATGTCTTCCCAGACCTTTCGCGTCACCTTGTAGTCGTCGGTCTTGCCGCCCGCGCGCACTACAGGCTTGGTCGTAGGCTTAGGTGTCGCTGGCTTGGCAGGCGATGAGGGCCGCGAATCCCGGTAGTCCTTGGGCGGTTTCTTGGTTACGATTGGTTTAGGCTTGTCGCTATCGGCCATCTTAGCCTCCCATCATATTGGCAATGGCGTTCTGCATCCGTTCCTGATCGCCGCCGACTTGAGGCGAACCAGCCAATGGGAGTGGCATCACGCCCTGCTCTGGATTGCTCATCATCGGTTGACTGATCGGCTGACGCGGCGCACTGCCCTGACTCGGTGCTGATTCTGGAAACTCCATGCCATACTCGCTGGCCGCTTCCTTCAAGAGCATCTCGGCCATGCGCGGGTCGGATTGCAGGGTTTCGATCAGGATGCGCTGGTTCTCCATATCGGGATCATCCACTCCGAAGAACCGCTCCTGCACCGTGCGGCGCGATAGACCCTTAATCGCCAGCGCTTGATTACCGAGCGCCATCATGCGGGCCTCGTCCTGCGGGAAGTGCGGGTCAAGACTGACCATCACCACAAAGCCGCTGGTGTCAGCGCCCGTCAGGGTATTCAGCGCGAACTCCTTGCCCTTGTATTCACCGAACACCTGCATCCCCATATCGGGTGCGAAGTTTCGGAACAGGGACAGCGCCTTGAGCATCGTCACCGTCCAGAGCAGTTCGATCTGGCGCTTGGGTTGCTCCAAGCGAATCCGGCCACCCTCGGCCAACTGCGAGATGCCGTAGCCGCTCGCCATTCCACCCGGGCCAGCGCCATACGCGACGGGCGGAAACGAGCCGTCACTGATCGACTGGCGCAACAGCGACAGCATCTTGTCGTGGTCGGGCGGCTCGCCACCTGGGTTGATGAATCCGGCACTTTCTTCCAGTCCAAGTTGGATAACCTTGCCGTAGACCGCATCCACGTCAATCGGACGACCATCGCGGGTCTTCACAAACAGCGGCAGATTGGCCCAGATGTCCAGCCAGCGCAGGGTGTGGCTGACGCGATCTTCCAGAAACCGCACGTCATCTTCAATCGTGTAGACCGCCGACATCCCTAGCATCGACAGGTCGTCCGACTCATTGGGCCGGAAGAACGCCAGCGTGTACGGCAGGTCGTCGTACCCGGGCATCTCCGAGCACCGCAACATATCGTTGTTGACCATAATCGCATTGCACACGGTATTGCCATTCCAGAACCACACGTCGTAGAACTTGGCCTTGACCTTCTGTTGCTCGGCAAAGCCCAAGACTTGGCCTTTGAGATAGTCGGGGAACTCGGTGCGGATGTCGGCAATCGTGCGCTCACTGCGGTAGGCGACCATCGACCAGCGACCCTTCGGGCCACCGGGCAGGTAGATCATGTTCTTGAGCGGGATGACGTGAATCTTGACTGGACAACCCTTAATCCACGACGGGGTGGATTCCGACAGCGGCTTGCCCGTTATCTTGGACATCGCGCGCTCAATCAGTCCCGGCTCGACCGAAGTGCCTTCCTCGATGCCGTCCGTCTGCACCCACACACAGCGAATGGCGACTCCGCCGTCAATCGTCGAGTTATGTACCGTGTCGTGATGCAGGTCAGCCTCTTGTTCAAGCGAGTTGACGTTGACGATACCCGCGCACAGGCGTTCAATGTCGCCCGCGTCATGGCTGGATTCCTTGGTCTCGCGCAGACTGGTAAACGCCTTGAAGCGCAGGTCGTTGTGCGACAGGATGCCGGTCGTCAGATCGACCACATTGGTCGGCGCGTTGCTCTGGTACGAATACTGGTTGACCAGCCGCTTCTGCGACTGCGATAGGCCCGCGCTGGCGTCGTTCTGGTAGTGGCGCAGTTCGTACAGGGCGCGGTGGCGTCGGATCATATCGTCACGATTCGACAGCCGCGACTCAGCATCGCTGATCAACTGGGTCAACTGCGACCGCATCTCCTGTTCATTATCCATTCTACTTTCCCTTCGGCAATGGCGGATTTGGAAGTTTTGAAAACGCCTTGTCTGTGTACTGTGGGTAATACTTCCTCAATTCAGGAAAATACTTAGGGTATTGTCCCGCACTGGCGTAAGCCTCTCTGACTCCGCCCCATCCTTTATACATTGGAGTTCCGCCAATTCCCGGGAAGCCTCCTGCTCAATAATCTATCAGTTTTGGGAGAGCGCTACTGGCGAGTCTTGATTCAATATCTGGATTCGAGTCGACAATATTGTTTGAAAAATCGAAATGGTGTCCGTACTCATGCGACAGAGCCGTACGAGCACCGACCGGAGAGAAGCCATTTCCAAAATACCCGACCGGTAGATTTATCGCCGGAGTTAATTTACCATTGATGTACTGCGGAGCATACTCGGGCGTAGACGCAGACGCAACATCTTTCATAATCGGAGTATTATATATCTCCCGAATTGCCTCCGGTGTATAGTCGCCAGATGAAGCCAGAACAAACTTCTGGTGCTCAACCGAATTGATTGGAGCGCTACGCCTGCTACTCTGCTCTCTATTGGCAATAAGTTCAGGCGGTTTATTTATAACCACCTTCGACTCAACCGGCCCGGTTGACTTCTCGACCGGCTTTGATTTCTTGGATACGTCGCCGTCTCTCGTTATCATTGAACAAACTCCGGTGGCAGGGCGACTGCCGGTTGGCTCGTCCACGGGTTGCGTGGACTGAAATACGATCTGATCTCGGTGACGGGCGGATCGCCGTCGTAATATCCAAACTGGTCGACAATCAGGTAGACCATCGCTTTGATCGAGTGGTTGTGCGCGTCAATCGGTTTCTCGCTGATCGCCCGGTTGATATTCATGCGCCGTTTGGGATAGCGGTACTCCGAGTGCTCTTTGATACTCTGCACACAACGCGGATGGTAGCCCACTCGAATCGACTCTGGATTCTTGATATTGCCCAAGAAGCGGCGGTAGCGGTCGATACCATCCAAGATGCCGACGAATTGACCAGTCGGCATAATGCCTCGTTCGCCGCCTATTTTATCACTCATCGTGGCCTCATGCCACATGCCCATGACGCTTTTGCCCGTCGTCAGCGATTTGCTCTTGCCCGCCACATCCATGACGATGTGCTCAATCCCCGGCGCATCCTCTGTAGACGCCTTCCACCACGGGCGCTGGCGGGCCAGTTCGATGATGTAGTCCGTGCCCCGGTCGGGCCGCGTCTCGTAAATCTCGTCGAACGCCCACGTCTTGCCGCCCAGTGCGTGACAGGCCAACAGCGCATACGCGCCTGCAAAGCCCGGGTCAATCGTCAACAGGACAGGCAGATTGGGGTTGTACTCGAACAGGTCTGAGACATGGTGCAGATGATCGAACTCGGGATGCACCACATTGGATGGTTTGCGGGGAATAGCCGCGTGGCGTTCCAGAAACAGCGACTCCGGCAGGATAGCGCGCAGAGCGTCCATCTCGGGATCGTGCTCGCCGCCCGGGTACACGCCCAGATTGGCCCACGACGGCACGGAGTATGACCGGCCACCGAACAGGTTCTCGCCCTGAAACTGCTGGTACAAATCCGCATACCAGCCAGAGCCTTCTTCAAGCGTTCCGGTCAGCATAAGCAGACCGCGCTTCTCGGCCACGCGTCCCCTCAGTTTCAGGAACACGTCGTATGTCTGCTGGGCGGCTTCGGTCATCAGCGCCAAGTCCGGCGCGCGTGAGGCGATCTTTCGCACATCCTCGCTGGTCTTGGTCTCAATCAGGCAACCCGTCTCGGTGATGGCCGTACACTTGCCCTCTTTCGGGAACGAGATGTTCTTCTCGGAGATTGCGCCAAGTGACAGCAACCAGCCAGTGATGTTCTCGAACTCAGGGCGCGCCTGTTCGTAATCCGGCCCAATCAGCCAGATCAGTTCGGCAAAGCCCATCGCCCAAGCCACACCTTCTAGACTACCGATGTGGGTCTTACCGCCGCGCTCACCGCCCGTAACCAGCACCACTCTCGACTGACAGTCTTTGAGGGGCGCTAATTGCAAGGGGTAGATCGTCTGGTTCAGCGCTTGGTAGATAGTCTGTTTCTGTAGCCAGTTGGGTCGCATCCAGTTGCCTTAGTTGCTGGACGAGCGCCACCAGTTTGGTGTTGCGCGTCACAGTGACATTCTCGCTGTTCAGGCCGTAGAGCAGAGCCTTCTGCATGAGCAGTTGCGCGCCCTGCTTGTAGAACTCGGCCCGCGCCCCGGGGCGCACCGACCAGTTAAAGCCGTTCTCCAAGTCGTCCAACAGCATCCTGAACAGGCGGTCAAGGTCGAGCGCGATAGCCGTGCGGGACTTTTCGGGGTCGCCATACTCGGACATGATGCGGTCGATAGCCGCGACATCCCGCTCAACCTGAGCGGGGTCAGCCGGATACCGGCCAATCCCGCGCGTGGTGAGTTCGGTTGAGATTTCTTCGACTGACAGGCCCGCTACGCGAAGTCGGAAAACCTCAGCCAGCCGTGCTTGTTCGACTTGCAGGGCCATTTACTTCCCCATCATAGGCAGGGGCGGAGCGGGCGGCTTCATGCCACCACCGAATGGCGGCTTCATCCCGCCACCCTGCGGCTCATAGGTCTCGCACTTGGGCGACGGGCCAGCCGACACGTTGATGTCCACCTTGCAATAACCATCGCCGTTGTGAACGCAATCCTTGGCGGCGCACTTGATCTCGAACTTGCCTTCCTTAGCCTCCACCTGCGGGGTCTCGGCGGATTCTTCATCGGGTGAGCCTTCGGGCGCGATTTGCGGAATAGCCATGAGATTTCTCCTTACATACTGGTTGGTGGTATTATACACGCAGGGTCTACCCATGACCAGTGTACTATTGAACCAGCCAATGGAGTATGAGATACTAGCCGCGCAAGGGCGTTTCGGGCCATGCGATGACCCGTCCGACTCGCGGCGAGCGTGGCCTGAAACATGAAAATTCAACCCAAAGTCGGCGCACATAAACATAGAAGTGATGGTCAACTCCGAGCGCTAGAGCGCGACGAGTATCGCTGTCAGTGGTGTCTGATTGTTCTGGAAAGATTCAGAGACGCCACCGACGCGCACCACATCTTCCGACCGCGCGATAAGTACGACAAGGCTGACTACATCATCTCGCTCTGCCATGAGCATCATCTTCGGGACAGGCACATCTCTGGCAAACTCACCGACCAAGAACTCATCGACAAGGTGATGATCCCGTACATCTGGAACGGCGAAGATCGCACACCACCGGGCGCGCGCTTCTCACAGTATAAGGACAACCGGGCGCGCGAAATCCTAATCCACGACACCGAGGCTTACGAATGAACATCCAGAACTACACCGGCTACTGTCTCATCTACCGCGACACCGCTGAGATTCCGGCAGGCCTGTCCACCGTCGGCAGTCAGCGCTACGAGCAGTGGCAGACGCTTGTGCCGCTGGTCATCTACCCGACCATCGACGATCTGATCGAAGCCGTGCCGGACTTCGACAAGAAGAAGCACATCATCGGACAGACCATTGTTCACCTGATTGGCGAGCGGTGCGAGATCGTGTCCATCAAATTCCCGGGAGAGAAATGATTGAACTCCACTTTGTATCATTAGCGGTTGGATTTGCGGCAGGCTTAGTCACGGTGCTCGCTATTGTCGGGGCGACATTCATCGAGCAATATACAAACAAGAAGGGCTGATGACACGCTGGGCGAAGACAAGGGATAGCAACGAGCAGGAACTCGTCGACCTGTTACGGGCGTACGGCTACTCGGTCGAGTTGCTGTTCAGGGTGGGCGGCGGCGTTCCCGACCTATTGGTTGGCGGCGAGATGCCGTGCCCCAACTGCGGCCACTACTTCAAGCAGAATAAGTTGGTCGAGGTCAAGACGGCTGACGGCAAACTGGACGAGCGACAGGAGAAATGGCATGGCAACTGGCAGGGGCAAGTCGGCATCGCGCGTGAGCAGGAAGACTGCGAGCGTATTATTGGACGAGAGCCAAAGACCGTTATTCGGCTCGGTGGTCGACGCGCGGGCCTCCGCGCCGAAACAGAAAGGCGAAGAACCGCAGAAGCGCGAAAGGTACACCGAACCTGAACATATCGCGTACATGCGGTTGCTCGGCTATCCGGCGTGGCTGATTCCCGGTACAGACGAGCGCCAAGCGATACTCAAGACTTTCATCGACAACTATAACGGCTATGAACCCATCCACCTGCGACAACTTACCGAGTGGCAGTCCGAGTACAACCGACATTACCATCCGCGATCAGATGGCAACACTGCGTCAGATCGAGGAAGCGCTCGTTCCGAGAGCGTGTCGGACGTGCCCTTTTAACTGCTTAGAACATCCTGAGTGTAACCCACTCCATCCTGAAAGGACAAACACACCATGAGTACCAGTAGCGAAGTCGTCACCATTACCGCCAAGTTAGCCCGCGATCCAGAACTCAAGTACCTGCCGTCCGGCAAGGCCGTGCTCAAATTCTCACTGCCCGTCGACAAGCGCGTCAAGTCCGGCGACGAGTGGAAGACCGAGACCCTGTGGTACGGCGTCGAGGAGTGGGGCGAGATTGCCGAGAAGCATGGCGAACTCATGCACAAGGGCACGCTGGTCACAGTCTCCGGCGAGTTGCAGATGCCGCGCGTGGGCGACAATGGCAACGTGTACCTGACACTTAGCGCGAGAAGCGCCACCTTGCTGGCCGACTTTGGCAAAGCCAAGCAACCACAGGCTGAACAGCAGGGGTTTGACTTCTAATGGATGAGGGCTGGCGCACCCAGAACCGCTTTGGCCGCGAGGTCGAAGTCCCGCCTATGGGCGAGTGGGCCATCCTGATTAACGACCCGTCCGATTGCTACATCGTCGGACGGGCGTTCTATTCCGGCGCGGTCATCGACACGCTCGTACTGGGTGGCTGGCCGGACGGCACACGTTTCGAGACGGGCGGCAGAATCTACGAGACGTGTTCCAGACTGTGCGCGAACCACCAGATACAGCACTACGTGGTCGAAATTAAAACTCCCCGAGTCAATTAAGATTCGGGGAGTTGTATTTACGCAGTCGGTTCTGCGATGTAGCCTTGGGATACCTTCACCGTCCAGCCCTTCGGCACAGTAATCTGAACCGGCTCGCCCGTCGGCGGCGTCAGCGTCACCAGTTGAATATCCGGCTCGGGCGGCACGACCACTTGGTTGACCGTGGCGATGTACTCGTCGAGATACATCACACTGGAATCCTTGAAGTCGTGCAGGGCTTTCTCGAAGTTGACGCCCTGCCAGCCGCCACCACCCAAGGTGTACAGGGCCGCTCCGACGAGATAATGATCTTTCATCAATTCTTGGTCGATGTCGATGCACCAGTCCATGAACACGGGCACACCCTGAAACCAGCCCTCCTCCGGCCCGTACTCGGTCAGCGCGAAGTCGCAAGCCGCGCCATGCGCCACCAGATAGTTGTGCAGGTCGCGGTAGCGGAGCAGGTGGTCGGTCTTATCCCTGCCGTAGCCATGCAGACCAACCAAGTGACCGCCCTGTGCGGCCCGCCGCGCCACTGACTCAATCGCAGAATACGCCGCGCCGCTGTCCTCGTACGGGTACGGCGGCGTTCCTGTGGCGCAGTTGAACGCGCACAGTTTCAGCCCAGACCGTTCCAGCATCGGCATGAGTTTCAGGTACAGGTCAGCCTGTAACGCCCAGTCGCCGTTGCGCTCGTTAAGATACTCCCAGTGCGTAATGTGCTGATTACGGCCAGCGGCCAGCATGATCTTGTTGAACGCCTGAACTTCGTCGTAGCCGCTGTCGTCCCAATCGGTCATTGCACCGATGGTTAACAGGTCGGGCCACAACTTCTTGGCTTCAAAGGCCGCACCGAAACTGTCGCGGCACTTGACCAGTGGCAGGCGTCGGCCAGCGTCGGAGATCGTCTTGAGAAATTCCCCGTAGCCGTCCTGCTTTGAGCCGACCGAGTGAACGCCGAGTTTAGAGATATAGGGTGTCATTCATTCCTCGCAATCGCCGCGTTAGCCCACATAACAGCCTGTTCAATATTAGTCAGCGCCAGCGATAGTTCTCTGGACGCAGGGCAGACCGCGATCAGAAATTCAGCGAACACCTTAGCGCCCTCCCTGACATCCTCGTACCGACCGACCTGATCGGGCTTTGGTGCGTGATATACGAAGTTGTTCTGAATCTTCTGGAAGTCAGCGAGATTGTTGGTGTACTTTGGAGAAAGCGTGTTTTGATTAGCCATAAGTCTCCTGTTGATTTAGCCTTCGGCCCGACCCCTGCGCGCGGGGGCTAAGCCTAGGCGACTTATTATACATCGTCCCAGTCGAAACATAACTAGGACTTAGGTACTAGCCTGATCGTGCGCGACTTGCCCGGTTCGTAGTCCAGCCGACCGTCACGCTTGCCGACCTTGCACCAGTGGGCGACCGCGCTGGTCGTGTGCAGGTCGAGATAGTCCATGAGTTCGCGGTAGTTGGGCGGGTAGCCGCGTGAGCGGGTCAGATAATCCACGGCGCTCAAGAAACCATCCAAGGTGAGGTACTGCTTCTTCGGGGTCAAGCGCGCAATCGTCTCCTGCAACACGCACTGCACCGGTACGTCGCCGGGATGCAGGTCGTGAATCTTCCGCAGTTCCACAATCAGTTCGTCGTTGTTCATAGCCTCTCCATAAATGACGACGGGCCGGAGGTTTAGTCCGACCCGTCTCGCCCAAACCCATCCCTAGGAGGAGAGTGATTGTATTGTACAACCAGTCGGGTCAGAGCGCCATAGTACCTAGGTCACTGGTAGCCCGGTAGTTCCCAGTAGTACGGGAAGATGCCGTCATCCGACGGTAGCGGCAGGGCGTCCAGTGAAGTCAACTTGCGGCGTTTTGCCAGCGCCTCGGCCCGCGCCCGCTTGCGCTTGCGTTCGGCGTACCACTTGCGGTGGTACTCGCGGTTCTTCTCAGGGTCTTTTATAGGCATGGGTCGAAGACTGGCTTGCCAGCATCCAGCATGACATTCAGGGCCGTCACGCACAATGCCACCAGCATCGACTTATCGCTGTACTCGCCAAACGTACCAGCGCTACTAATAGTCCAACTCGTTCCGTTCCAACTCATTGTCAACCTGCCACGGCTCATTAGCATCGAGATGACGCGCGTTCCGCTTTGCAGGTCTTCCGAGAAGTGCGGCGGATTGGCTGGCAGGATGCCGGAGATGTTACGCGACTTGGCTGGTCGTTCCGGCTTGATCGTGTAGGCCAGCACCCCGCCCTGTTCCGGCCACGGCTTGAGATTAAAGATCGTCGTCGCCACCAGAAAGTCCAAGCGCTGGCCCTGCGTCAGTTCCGCGATCTCAGGCAATTTCAGGTTGCGGCCCATCATCAAACTCCACGGCGTCCAGTTGAATCTCACTAGACGTTGTAACGGTCTTGAAATCCAGCACCGTATCCGGTCTCACTACCATCGCAGAGGCCGCTTCAAAACTGTCGGCCTCAATCTCCAACATCCTGACGATCCTCTGATTCCATGTCGCCACGAATTTCATGCCGCCTCCTACTTCAAGCGCTTGACGAACAGGTTGACGCCCTTGACGTGCGTCTCGACCGTCCGGCCCGCGCCCCACTTGAGATAGTTGCGGGCGATCCCGGCCACGCGCGCCCGAATCATGTTGGCTTCCTTGTTCGAAGCGAACGGCCCGATGCGCGTCATGTCGCCCACATTCAACAGCGACAGGGCATCGCACACCAACTCGGTCTGTGGAGACTTGTTGTGAATTCCGGTGCGGTCGAACTTCCACTCGTCGCCCGTGATGATGGTGAAGGACGGCGTACCGTTGCCGCTGAATTCGGTGGTGTACTGCGAGTCGGCAAGTTGCTGGCGCAGTTTGTTGGATTCCAATTCGATAGCGTGGAGTTGCTGTTGCAGTTGCTTGACGGCGTTCATGTTGCTCCTAGCAGATTAGATTTGTCGGGCTGTCGCTCAACTGTGCACAGTATAGTACATCTGACCTGCTAATGAAATAGTACCGTGGTCACGGAGTAATGCCCGTCGCGGCTGAGACACGCGCCATGAAGTTCAAATCTTCGCGCACCTTCTCAGCAATCCACGCCTCATACGACAGGCCACGCAAGTTCAAGACTCGTTCCAAGTCGTAGTTTCCAGAGCGTTGCGGGATGTAGCGACGATAGCGGTAGGCATTGCCGATCTTGCCGCCTTCGAGATACGGGAACACGACGAGTTCGACCTCGGCTGGGTGAATGTTGGTTCTCGTTAGGAACGCGGCTGACAGTTCTTCGAGACGTTCGGCTTGCTCTTTGCCAAGAACGTTGGTTACGTAACCGACTGTTAATTGATGCATCTTGACCCTCGATTTCGATTTCGTTCGCGAATAACCAACCAGTAGGAGATGAGGCGGAGAGTTGTGTGACCCGGCAGTGCGTAGTCCGAACTGGACAACTGACTCTTACCTGCTGTCCTACTGGATGGTTCAACGCGATTTTAGAAGTGTAGCGACACGGTTAGTATTCCTGCGCCCCTCAGTCTTTGGTCGGCACTATTATCTGCCCAAACTTCAAGGTTTGAAATGGTACTTGGGTCATGGGACTTGGGTACTAAAAAGCCCGGGCGGGT